TCAGCAAACGCTAGATATGATTGGGTATTCCCATTTATTACAACATCGCCAATATTATATCCATGGCCACCATTAACGATAAGTGGGTTAGGATTTGTTGTAGAAACTAATGTTCCAATGACTGCTTCTGCTCCACCGTTTCCTGATATTGATATTATAGTATTAGGTGGACTAGTATAACCAAAACCGCCATCAATAACATTAATTTGTTGTATTAATCCTGCAGTTGTTTTTCCGACTTTAGCAGTAGCACCTTTAGGGTTTATTATATCTTTATTTAATCCACCGTAAACTATGACAGGATCGCCAGATTTATAATTTAACCCTCTATGATTTTTGTCTATATTAATTCGACTTATAGTGCCTATTAATTTAGATCTTAATATGTATGACCCATTAGGATAATTTCCATTTGAATCTTTTTGTACAATTTCGGAATTTAAGAAATAAACATCTTGATTATTAGAATCCACAACTCTGACAAATTCACCAGAAACAAATAATCGTTCTATACTAGAAATGAATACTTGTGTTTTACCCTGAACTAACACTGAGTTCTCAACGACAGCAATCGATTTAGAAGATTCGCCAAAGACTCTGAGATTTTGAATCTTTAAAAATGACGGGTCTGTAGTAACTAAATTCAAAATCTTAGGAACATACCAAATCCCATCAGAAGCTTTTAGAACAGCATCTTTTGTTAAAAATACATCAAAATCTGAATTATATAAAATTTTAAATAAGAATTTGTAAGAAGAGATTGTCCCTTTAGATCTGTACAATTCTCTGGCTGATTTTATTGCTAACTGTTCAGATATTAAAGAGCCTTTAGGAAAATATTGTAGAAAATCATTTATGTAATATTGTAAAAAATCTGATGTTGTAGAATCGATATCATTATAATTCAGTAAATTTTTAGAATTGTATATAACATTAGATTTACTTGCATCTGATGATTGTTCCATCCAATCATAATATGCCTGAAGAAACAATACGAAATTTGAATAATTCTGATCTCCTCGAATATATTCAGGTAATTGTGACTGTAATAATGTAGCTATATTTTTATCCATTTTATTTTTTTGCTGTTACATTTACGCTAACGGAATTCGGATCAAATGGATCTATCGTTATAATCCTATTAAAAGATGATGAAAATATAGAAGAAGCAGGAGTTGATGAAATCATTAATTGTCCGAATATATTATCTATCTCTACAGGATTAAATGAATTTAAAGTTATTACACCATTAACATAATCAATCGTTCCAACATTATCATTTAATATTGTTTTAACCTTATCTGAATTATAATAATAAGATCTCAATTTTCCTATCTGACCATCTAAAACTACTACAGCAGCTCCTAATTGTCCTGTTGTATCAGAGGATGATGGTGTAATTTTTACTATAGCACTCGTATACCCTGATCCTGTAGATGTTAATTCTATACTTTTTATCGAACCTGATGCTGAAATATTAGCAATAGCTGTAGCACCTGTACCGTCACCCAAAATAGTAACAGTAGGAGGTAATTGATAACTAAAACCTGGGTTTATAACATAAATTGATGAGATGCCAAAATTCAAGTTAGGAACTTCCTCAATAAAAACCCCTTGAATTATACTACTCAGATTATCAGGATCAGTCGCTTGATATGAAGGATAGCTACTTACGCCTGTTAACAAAATCCCTTTTTGTAGAGCTGTTCCATAATATAATTTATATTGCTTCTGAGCATTTAATTCAGGAAAAAATTTCTTCTGTAACTTTATATTTATTTCATTTGTTATGATAGAAGGATCAGAATTTAATATCTTAGAATTTAATTCACTCAACATAAAAGTAGAATTAAATGTATTTAATGTAGAAACTCCGAAATTTTTAATAACAGTAATTAATGATGTTTCTATCTGAGATGCTGTTAATGTTGTCAATTTTTGATCATATACAACATTAACTGAAACATTAATATAAGTATAATCAGGATCAACAATAGTAGGAGCAACTGTCATCACTGATATTGGTTTTATGATATCTGATATTATTTTCTGTTTTTGTATATCAGTTAATACATATCCACCTGAAGGTTTTATAGAAGCAAAAATCTTTCCATAAATAGGTGGATCATTATTTTCACCACCCCAGACATTAACAGAATCGAATGAATATCCTAAACTATTTTGTTGCAGTGCTGTGATATAGTCTTCAGGAGTTACTGCTCTATTCTGAGCTGAAAAAGATTTAGGAGCCTGAAATTTTATAGAATCAATAGGTTCTCTTTCTTCACCATTAACAAATGAAATTAATGTAGGAGAATTTGCAACGCCACTAAGCTTATCCATCAAAGTGAATGTAGAAACTCCATTTGAATTTGATCCATTTGTAGTAAGATATTCGACTACTATAACATTTCCTGTAGTTAAATGATTACCTAAAACTCCATCGCCAAAATAAATTTCATAATATCCATCTAAAGATTCTTGTATAAAATAAACTTTAGAATAATCATCTAATGTTAAAAATTTATCTGATAAAGTATAAACATCAAATGTTGTAGATGATGAAGAATTGAAAACTTTTACATATAAAGTCTTTGTATCTATAGAACTATCAGGTAATTTAAAAAGTTGATTTGGGTTAGATAGATTATCTACATTAAATGTATATGATACAGGTTGACCTTGGTAGATATCAACTGAATTGAATGTAACGCTGTTTGAATTATCAGTATGAGCTGTATAAGAATCTAATGTTACAAAAGGATAATTAACACCATTTACTGCGGCTGATCTAAATCTTGTATATTTTGGTATTGTTAACGATGAACTAGTGACATTATTGAAGCTCATAGATATTGTAGCTTTTGGACATACAGAAGATCTGGGAGTATAATTTAATATTTTAGCATGAGATATAACAGAACTTCTTTTTAATGCAGTATCTAAAAACATCTCATTAGATACCATATTCAGATAAAATGAATTATAATAGGTATTATAAGCTAATACATCTAAAAGTGTAGATATTACCGAACCTTCATAATTATAATCAGCAAAAGGTGAAGTATTTGAACTTAGATATGTTTGTAGTGACGTTTTTATCGAATCGAAATCTAAATTTGTTATATTGAGCGTATTTGACATAAAGTTCCTTGTTTATCGTAAACGAGATAATACAAAATCCGCAGTAAATGGTTGGATTAAATTTTGTATGTAATATTCAATAGAAACATTATATGCGTTATTATCATAGTCAGCGACAACATCAACAGATTTTAATGTCACTCTAGGTTCATAATTTCGTATTGTATTTATTATTTCAGAAGATATAGTAGATGCAGTAAATGGCGTCATCAACTCAAACAACAATTTAGATATATTAGAACCATAATTAGGTTTAAATGGTTTTTCATAATTATTAGTTAGCAATAAATTCTTCAATGCTTTTGTTACAGCAACATTACCCGTAGTTATCATTAAATCTTTAGTGACAGGATGTTTTTTAAATGATAAATCTAAATCAGAATATCCACTAGAATCATTTCCTGAAAATAATGTATTATTTGTTGTAGTTAAAATCGACATCTGTATATCATCCCTCTTTTATGGTGATAGAATTACCAGTAATTGTTGTATCACCTATACTCGTTTGATCTATATTACCATTAACTTTTACAGTCATATTACCATTGACAGTAGTATTTAAATCTTTTCCTATAGTCTTATTCATATTACCATCGACCTTCAACTCACAATCTTTCATGACATAAACTTGAGCATTCCCTTGTACTGTAATAGAACAATCTCCCATAATAAACACATTATCATCTTTCATGACTATACTATATTTATTTTTAGTTATTTTATCTACTTTACTGCCATCAGGATGAATTTCTGTAAACGTACCTGATCTATGATATACATGAATCCTTTCAGAAGCAGGGGTATCATCAAATTCCATATAATGACCAGATTCTGTTGCTAACACCTGATTATACGGATATTTTGCATTATATGGAGTCTCAGGTTCTTTCCATGATTTTCCTTTAGCATTTTTAACTGTAACTACTGAAGATTGTTTAGATTTGACTATCGTCTTATCTATATTTTCATTTCTAGCTAATCTATCAATTGTTGGTTCATTTAATAACTCGGGATAATTTACACCCATGATATTATCAATTATTGTTGCTCCTGAACCATCAGTATTATATTTTATACTTTTAGGTTTTCTAGGAGCTTTTGATAATTTATCAGGACTTCTCTGATCATTAAATCCCGAACTTTGATCAGGCTGATCTTCTGGGATTCCATGAAACATTCCCATGATGATAGGAAATTGTGCTGAATCACCATCCATGAAAAACCCAACTACCATATCACCTTCTTTTAATGTGCCTGGGGTCGATCCTGCTTGATTTACAGGAAACATGGCTTGCGCCCAAGGTAATGATTCTGATGGTATATTTACATTATCACTAGAATGTAACCCTTTAATTCTTACTTGGTATCTTCCAGCATCTAATGGATCTAATCTATTTTCTACAACACCAATCCACCAGACAAATCCGTTATGGCCGATGAAATTATTTCTTTTAGTATTATCAAAATCCATTATCTTAAATTTTTCCATTCTGGGTCAGAATTATTAAATGATCCAAATTGTGTTGGTGATGATTCTTTACATATTTCTATACAAGATAAAAAAGTTCCTTCTTGATTATATACGTGCCGAACTGCTGTCACTAGATACTTACCCGAATAAAATTCATCATTAGTCTTCTTCCTAGATTCTTTATTATATGATATTTGTGGCAAATTGAATTGTATAATTCTTCCTACTGTCATATAAACATCACCAGGAATCGCTAGTTTCATTCTATGCATACAAAATAAAGCTAATTGAGCAGTTCTTAATGGAACAATATCCTCAACTAAATTCTCATTAATTGATACATTTTTACTCTGAATATATTTATTTTGATTTTGTCCTGTAGATGTTACACAAAACTTTATAACCCCTGGAGTATCTGACATAGAATCACCAAAACGATTCTTTGCACTATCAGGCATTTTATAATCATTCAAAGAAGCAGGAAGTTTATTTAAGTATTGACTATAATTGAAATTAACTTCACCAAGTTTCAATCTTAAAGGATCTACCGTATGCATTTTATTAGAAAATGTCCCAGATCTTACAGCAGAAACAGAATCAAATGATTTTATATGTTCATATTTTATGACAT